TACTACGACCCGACCATTGGACGCCAGACGGCTCCGTACATCCAAGCAGAAGACATGATCATCCCCTATGGGGCTGCCAATGTTTACACCGCAGAGCGCGTCACCCACGTGATGCGTAAGACGGAAAATGATTTAAATAAATTGATGGCTGCGGGCTTCTACCGTCACACCGAACTGGGTGAGCCGGTCAGAATCTTCACGGACATTGAGAAGAAGAAGGCGGAAGAGCAGGGCTACACCCTTACCGATGATGATCGGTATCAGGTGCTTGAGATTCACGTTGATTGGAATCTGAAGGGCTATGAAGATACGGATGATGAAGGCGAAGAAACGGGGATCGGCCTCCCATACGTCATCACCATCGAACGAGGTACCTCAACGGTTCTATCAATCCGACGGAACTGGGATGAGCGAGACCCCCGAAAACTCAAACGACAGCACTTCGTTCAGTACACTTATATCCCTGGCTTTGGTGCTTATGGCCTTGGCTTCATTCATATTGTTGGTGGCTATGCTCGTGCAGGGACCGCGATTATTCGCCAGTTGGTGGACGCAGGCACACTCAGCAATCTGCCGGGTGGACTCAAAACCAGAGGTCTTCGTGTCAAGGGCGACGACACGCCTATCGCACCGGGTGAGTTCCGAGATGTAGACATCCCCTCGGGGGCGCTGCGTGACAACATCATGCCGCTCCCGTACAAGGAGCCGAGCCAGGTTCTAGCGGCTCTCCTTGAAAAGATTACCGATGAAGGCCGACGCCTAGCGGCTATTGGTGATTTGAAGTTCAGCGATATGTCGTCCCAAGCACCAGTGGGTACGACGCTGGCTCTTCTTGAGCGCCAACTTAAGACGATGTCTGCTGTTCAGGCTCGCGTGCATGCAAGCCTGAAGATGGAGTTCAAACTCCTGAAGCAGATTATTCGTGACTACATGCCGCCGGATTATTCCTACATCCCCGTAGGAGGAAACCGCGCTGCCAAGCAGTCTGACTATGACTTGGTTGAGGTGATCCCGGTCTCTGATCCAAACGCCGCCACGATGGCGCAGCGGATCATGCAGTACCAAGCCGCTCTCCAGTTGGCTCAAGGTGCTCCGCAAATCTACGACCTGCCCAACCTGCACCGGCAGATGTTGGAAGTTCTGGGCATCAAGAACGCAGAGAAATTGGTCCCTGTCGATGAGGATCAGAAGCCCCGTGACCCGATCAGCGAAAATATGTCATTCCTGACGGGCAAGCCAACAAAGGCATTCATCTACCAGGACCATCAGGCCCACATCGCCACCCACATGGCGTTGCTCCAAGACCCGATGGTGGCCCAGATGATCGGGCAATCTCCGATGGCTCAACAGATGGGTGCGGCCATCATGGCTCACGTCGCAGAGCACATGGCCTTTGCGTACCGTCAACAGGTCGAAGAACAGTTGGGCGTGCCGCTTACTCCGCCCGATGCTGAACTGGATGAGCAGACAGAGGTGCAAATCTCCCGTCTGGTTGCTCAAGCCTCTCAGCAACTGCTCCAGTCCAACATGGGTAAGGCTCAACAGGCCCAAGCCCAACAGATGGCGCAAAACCCGCAACTGCAAATGGCTCAGGCAGAACTGCAACTCCGTGCTCAAGAACTGCAACGCAAGGAGCAGGACAGTGAGCGCGACTTTGCTATTGCTCAAGAAAAGATTCGCTTGGAGCGTGAGCGCATTGAAGTTGAGAGACAAAAGGAGCAAGCCCGTCTGGCAAACCAGAACCGTCAGGCCGACAAGAAAATGCGGGCTGACATGCTCAAGACAGTAATGAAGCCACGCCCCAAGCCGGGCATTCCAAAACAGTGAGGTTTAAATGGCAACCACTGCGTTTTCCGTGGTATTGAAAGACATTGAGGAGACTCGGGAATCCATCGCCCGAGCCCTTATAGATGGTGGTGCTCGGGACTATGCCGAGTACCGCAGTATGTGCGGAGAGGTCCGGGGTCTCTCTACCGCACACATGTTTATCACCGACCTCGTGCGAAAGATGGAGAAAAACGAAGATGAGTGAAATCCTCCTGAGTACTGGCGAAGACGCGGTGCCGACTACTCTGCCCGAGACGGCAGAGGAAAAGGCCAAGCAACTTCCCGATCCTTCCACCTACCACCTGCTCTGTGCGCTACCAGAGATTGAAAGGGAGTATGAGAGCGGGATCGTCAAGTCAGGGCAGACCATGCACTTCGAGGAAGTCATGTCCCCTGTACTGTTTGTGATGAAGATGGGGCCGGACGCCTACGGCGATAAGAGTCGTTTCCCCAGTGGACCCTCGTGTAAACCGGGCGACTTCGTTCTGGTTCGACCCAACACAGGCACCCGCGTGAAGATTCACGGGCGTGAGTTCCGCATCATCAATGACGACAGCGTGGAAGCCGTGGTGCAAGACCCGCGTGGCATCTCGCGGGCATAAGGAGGATCACATGCCACTTGATCAAGAAGCGTTTAAATTCCCAGACGAGCAGTCTGAGGAAAAGAAACAAGACGAGATTCAGTTTGAAGTCGAGGGTGAAGGCGAGCCTGAGATTGAGGTGGTGGACGATACCCCTCCAGAGGATCGTGACCGCCCCCCGATGAAGGAGCCGCCTTCAGAAGTAACGGATGATGAACTGGCCCAGTATTCAGACGGGGTTAAGAAGCGCATCCAACACTTTTCTAAGGGTTATCACGAAGAGCGCCGGGCAAAAGAGGCTGCTTTCCGTGAGCGGGAAGAGGCTGTGCGGCTTGCACAACAACTCATGGAGGAGAACAAGAAACTCCAGAGTTCGCAGGGGCAGACTCAACAAGTTCTTTTGGATCAAGCCAAAAAGGTTGTCCAAAACGAGGTTGAAGAGGCCAAGCGCAAATACAAGGAAGCCTATGAATCAGGTGATGCCGATGCGTTGGTAACAGCCCAGGAAGAACTGACGGCAGCAAAGATTCGGGCAGACCGGGTTAATAATTTCAAGCCCGCCCCTTTACAAGAAGAAAAACCTGCGGTACAACCCGCACCACAACCAGTTCAGCAAGAACAGGTTCAAGTCGATCCCAAAGCCTCTGCGTGGCAAGAAGCCAATCCGTGGTTTGGTACAGACGACGAGATGACTGCTCTTGCACTGACGGTTCATCGAAAACTTGTGGAAAGTGGGGTAAGTCCAACCAGTGATGAATACTATGACCGCATCAATAACCGGATGCGGCAGGTCTTCCCAGATGCGTTCCCCTCTGAGAAGCCGGTAAAGAAATCATCTGTCGTGGCACCTGCGACCCGAAGCACAGCGCCCAAAAAGATCGTGCTGACCAAGTCCCAAGTAAATATCGCCAAGCGGCTCGGACTGACGAATGAGCAGTACGCCCGTGCGGTTGCGGAAGAAATGAGGAAACAAAATGGCTGAACGTACCCCCCGTGATTTGGAAACCCGAGCAAAGATGGAGCGCCCCAAGCAGTGGATGCTTCCTGAACTGCTGCCGAGCCCCAACCCCGAGGACGGCTACGAGTTCCGTTGGATTCGGATCAGTACTCTGGGTACTGCCGATCCCGGCCATATTTCTTCAAAACTCCGCGAAGGTTGGGAGCCTGTAAAAGCCTCGGAGCATCCCGAAATCCAGATCATGGCAACTGGGGAAAAGCCCCGGTTCCCAGACAGTATCGAGATCGGTGGACTCTTGCTTTGCAAAACACCCAAAGAGTTTGTTGACCAACGCAACTCGTACTATCAGCGTCAAACTGATGGTCAGATGCAGTCGGTCGACAACGCCTTCATGCGCGAGAACGATCCACGGATGCCCGTCTTCAAGGAGCGGCGCTCTGAGGTGAAGTTCGGACGCGGTTAAATCATCTTAGGAGTCCAACATGGCTTACCCCTCTGTTGACGCCGCATATGGTTTCAAGCCGATCAATGAACTGAACGGCCTACCCTATGCTGGTGCAATCCGCCAGATTCCGATTGCTCGGAACTATGGCACCGCCATTTTCAATGGCGATCTCGTTGAACTGATTGCGAACGGTACGGTCACCAAGACCGCCATGACCACCTCTACGACCACCACTGCTGTGGCCGGTCAGGTTGGTGTGTTCGTGGGCTGCTCGTACACCAACCCCTCGACGGGTCAGAAGTTGTTCGCCCAGTACTACCCCGGTAGCATCCTGGCAAACGACATCGTGGCTTACGTGGTGGATGATGACCGCGCAGTGTTCAAGGCCGTGATGATTGGTCAGCCCTCCGCAGGTCTGAGCAACACCGCCACCACCGTCGGCTATGCCGCACAAAGTTTCGTTGGCAACAACGTGTACTGCGTGACTGGTACCGCCGGTAGCACCTCAACGGGTAACTCCGCGATGGGTGTGTCGGGCGATCAGCCTAGCAACGGTACCGGTAACGTGACTGTTGCCACGGGCCTGCCTTTCCGTGTTGTGGGCGTTGTGCCTGAGA